ATCTTTATAATCAGATTTAGATAATATGGAAAGCTGTTGCTCGATATCTATTGTATCTCTTTTAAATTTTCTATATGAATCTTTACCATCATAAGATATACTTATCATAGTATTATATTTTCCGATATAATCAAATACGTCGATTATATTCTTTGCACTACTTCCATTAGAATATAATCTATATGATATATTTGTATCAGAAAATCTATTTATCTTATTTAGTTTCTTTACAGCATTGTATATATATCCAACGGTTGAATCTAAAAATAATTCTCCAGTAGCTAATCCAATAGTTAGATCATTAGAAATATTAATATTCATTAGCATATCTAATAATTCTTTCCATCTATTAAATGGAGATATATTTTCAGTCTTACCATGAAGATAACAATATTTACAAGCCATATTGCACTCTTGGGCTATTGAAAGCTCAAGAGTGGATATGGTTAAATCTTTTATAGATTGTAAATTGCATTTACTGCAATTGTACATTTTCTTTACCTCTGATATTGTAGTACCAATTCTTATAAACAGTTAAAGCAACTTCATTATTTGTAAACCATTGATCGATATGATTAGTCAAACGATTGAAAGAATCTGTAGTTGCTTGATTAGAGAATTTAGTACCACTATAAGATTTTCTTAGAATAAATTCTTGATCTTGAGGATTTAGATTTCTAAGATATGGATCGCCACTCTTACATAGAATTTGTGTACTTAATTTTACGTATCTACGTAAAATACCACAGAAATTTGGAGCCATAACCTTATCATAAATCACAAGAGTCTTGAATAGTTTTTGTGGTTCAGAAAGAGCATTATCAATCCATTCTAAAATTTCATAATAATATTTAGTTGTCTCTTCCCAATTACGAACCGCAAATGCTAATTCAAATTTCTTATCAAGAATACCAAGCTCATTAATAGAGGTTCCTTTAAAGTCACCATCCAAAATGTCTTCAGGAACGCTAATATTAGGAAGTTGTTTATAGATTAGCTTATCATTATCAACGAAGTTATATGCATTTGTTAAAGTATGGTCAAATATTTCAATAAATACATATTTCAACAAATCTTGATCTTTGATGATCAATTTATATTCGTCATATAATGAAGTCAAAAGACCAAATACTTTAGTTAAGTAAGTTTCATCTTTAGGAGCTTCATTAATAGCATAGTCTTCAACTTTAGAGTTGATGTATTTCAAATGAATATATGTAGAGAATTGATATTTTGTTTTCAAATCTTGAGCTTCATATAATTCATGATATTGTTTTTGATAAGTATTGAATGTATAATCTTGATAAGATGTATTAATCAAATAAGATAAGATGTAAAGAACTGTTTCTGTATCATATTCAGATCTATGATCATAATAGTACAAAAGATCATTCTTTGTCATATCATTATCAAGAGTAATCTTCATTTGAAGTTCGTATTCTGGACAATACTTTTTAACTAACGCATATAAAGTATCATTGTATTGCTTATAGATGAAATCGTCTTCTTTGATATTATTATCAAACATGACTACATCAAGCAATGTACCAGATTTACTAAATCTATCTTTAGCAAGCTTATCGATTTCGATAAAGCTTGGATCATCTTTTATTTTAGCGTAAATACGCTCAGGAACGTAGTTAATCATCGGTAAACCATCTCCTTATGATATTCGGATTGGTAAGCCTTATATCGTTTAATTATTTCATACAATCTTTCTTTATCGGATCTAGATAAAGTAGATAGCCATTGTTTAATGGTCTTGTAGTATACTTCCATCATGATACATGTAGATTCTAAGAAATTAGATTCCCAATCTTCACCAAATTCTAAGAATCGTTCATATCTACAACCACCATCACACATGCAACGATATTCACAGGCATCACATTTAGGATTCTTACATGGTTTTTGTAGAAGTTCTTCACCAAACTTTGTTTCTTCTTGAGATAAAGCAGTACAATAAGATTGCCATCCACTTGGAGTTATAACCTTGTACTTACCAGCATCACAAGAACCAAAGTAATTATCATTTTGAAGTACGGCAATAATTCTATTAAGATGATCCATATACATTTTATCCAATGTAAAGGTCTTAATATATTGCTCTCTAAAAGTTTCTAGGAAATTACCAGTATATAGTGAACGATGAGCAACAACGAATTCTCCAGAAACTCCATATTTTTGGAATTCTAAGAATTGTTTATGAATCTCTTCCATTAGATGGACATTTTCATTCCCTATAACACATTTGATATCGAATTTCAACCCTCTATCTATAGCATACCATATATTTTCATATACATTAGATGCAATAGATTTACCACAGGTGTCGACACGATTCTTATCAGCAAATCCATCCCAAGAGAGTTGGATTTCATTCATAGGATATTTTTCATTTAGATCAATAAATTCTTTGAAGTTTACTACAGTTGAAGTTACAATTTGGAACTTCAATTTACCATAGTATTTCTCCATAGTCTTTTCAATTAAATCTAAACAAAGAAGAGGTTCGCCACCAAAGAATAATATCCTTGATGGCTTTTCTTCTTGAATAATTTTATCTATCTGATCAAATGTCATAGTGGCAGGGTTGTCTCTGCCTTTAATATAACAATATTCGCACCGATTAGGACATGCCTCGGTTAGCATTAGATAAATTTCTTTATACATTATTCGTCTTCACTTTTATTTAATGCGGCTAATTCTTCTTCACTCAAATCATCAGTAGCAATTGGATGATCTTTAGGAACTGGATTTAGATCTGGAGTTGCTTCTGTATTAGCAGGAGTTTCAGATTCTGTAGCTCCAGCTAATTTATTCAATTCACCGTGATCTAAGTTAAATCCATCTGGTAATTTAGGTACAACTGGACTTCCAGATGTATCCCCAGTGGATGTATGATTTTCTTCTGTAAATGTACCAGGGGTTGCAGTATTTATATTTTCTGGGTGTTCAGTAGAATCATAATCTGCAGTGGCACTAGCTTTATTTTTATCTTCTGTTTCCTTAATTGCAGTTGCTTCATCTACACCATCTACAATTATACGTTTACAACGCTTAAGCATAGATTCATTTTTAGCTAAATCATCTAGCTTAGCTTTAGAGTTAGCAAACCAAGTATCTACATAATTCTTAAATTTATCCAATAATAGTTTATTAGCATAAGTATCATATAGAGTATATTCTAAGTTTGGATTAGTAATAAAATCTTCATCAGATTGAATTACGTTTCTAAATTCCATATTGAAGATTGGATATAAATTTTGGATATAATAGAATCGTCTCATGGAAATAATAAATCCAGTGATATTATTCTTATTATAGTATCTTAATCCATCAAAGAATTTTTCTTTATCAAATAATGCATTATCAATATATTGATATTGCTTATAAACCCATTTAAAGAAGTTCTTATAATCAGAAAGATCAAAGTATAATTCATATAGGCGTTCCATAGTCCAAATTACACCAATAGAGTTTTCTTTATTATCAAAATCTAAAGTAGCTGGGTCGATAAGTTTTTCAATCTTTGCTAAAGTTTTATATTTAACATCTCTATCCATTCTAGGAATAAGATATTGCAAAGCTGCACAGCGTAATTCTAATCGTAGATTACGTAATGTATCTTTATCGTTAATATATTTATTGATAGCATCGAATTTAGTTTGCATGAACTTTTCATATTCATCAAACATATCCAAATTACCTGCAGTAGATAATTGAGTTGTGCAGAATTTAATGCTTACAAAGTTATAGTAAGCTAAATGAATATATTTAGGAAGTCCAGCTCTTACATCTTCAGCAACTTCTTCATACATTGCACAGAATAAAGAGATTAAGATTTCATATTCATAAGCACTAGATAATTTATATGAAATATTCTTTTCTAATAATACAAACCTATCACGAAGATTCTTAACAGTATTTAATAATTCTGCTACGATATCGAAAGATTGTATTTTAGTATAAGTGAATAGATTATATAAATACATATCATCAGCTTTAAGCTTAGTTTCCAATTCACTCATTAGATCAAGATATTCTTTAGAATTCATGATATCATAATAAGATTGGAGATCTGATTGAATAGTGGATGGATTATATTTTTTCTTAGCTAAGTCATTTATTTTGGTAACGATACCAATCTTCTTAGCAAAGTCAAATACTTCATCTAAGATATATATTTTCATTTACGACCATCCCCCACAGTTTTGATTATGGCATGTATTATATTGACAAGATTGACAAGCTAATTGACATGCAGCCTGACAAGCAACTTGGCAAGACATTACACAATACCCAGAACCATCGAAATATCTACCCCAATTATTATTTAGATAAGTATTAGTCTTTCTAATATTTTCTAAAATAATATTGAATTTTTCCATGGTTAATTTTTCATTTTCATTAAACTTAGGTAAATCTTTTAATCCAGCACCTGGATTGCCCATAATATTATGGACGTTATTAAGAAGACCCCAGTTAATTTCAATAAGTTTATTAAATCCATTAAGACTTAACTTATCACCATCACGAGATAGTTCATCAAATATACTTTTTCTAGCGTCATAGAAAGAAGTATTTTGAGGATTTTTCTTTTGATAGTAACGATCAGTGTGTTCATCTGGATTGGATGCTACATGAAGAATGTCATCCATTTCAGCACATTGATATTTGATTACATCAATCATATAATCAATCTGATTAAAGAAGTTTCTAGTAACTTTTTTATCAGTATAGTTGTCTAATTGGGGATCAGCGTATTCCCATTTAGCACGTCTAGCCATTATTTACTTCCTCCTCATCTCCCTCAATTTGAATTCGCTTACCATTAATAGCCATTAAGATAGCCATCAATGTAGCTAATTGAGAGGAAAAATATTGGTTAAAGCTAGGAATTACATTTCCTTTGAAATTCAAATTATTATATAATTCTAAGAATCTATCTAATTTCAATCTAAAGGAGAAATCAGTAATTTCACCATCTTTAATTTCTGTATCGAAATATTTCTTTAATTTTAAATTTTCAATAAGTACGTTTAACTTACGAGAACGAATATTCTCAGCAGTCAATAACTTATCTCTAAATTTCAATGCAGTTCTAATTAGAACTTTTTGAAGATTGCAATATCCAATAGTTGGAGTATAGAAATCTTTATTTTCAGTTAGATTTTGGAATGGACAACCAGACTTACAAATAAGTTTAGCTTCACAACCATTACAACGATCTAATTCAAATTTAGCTTGGAGTGCATTATCAGAAACTTTAGTTTCGTCTACTCCAGTTCTAATATTACCAATCTTCATTTCTTTTAAGAAATCTAGATCAGTAGTTGGAAAATTGTGACAAGGATAAATATTCATATCCCAGTCTACACATAACCAATATTTATTACCAATATGGCACATCTTTGTATCAGTAGTTTCTGGTTCTAATGCAGTGCCAATGATATCATCAACGTGTTTAATATTGATATTTCTAATATTGTCTTTATCATTAAGAATATCTACATAAAGATTTAAAACCTTTTCATAGTTTTCTTCATATTCTTTTAAAGATTGAGCATCCCACTCTAAGTCAGATGCCGCAATAGGGCAAATATTATTTACACCTAGATCTAAAAGCATTTTAACTCCATCGTACATATATTTTGCACTCTCAGGAGTTATAGTCATTCTAGCTTCAACTAAATGAGCTAGTCCTCGGTCAATCATTTTCTTGATATTTCCGATTGCGGTATCAAAAGACCCATTACCTGCATGATCTACACGATGAGCATCATGTACTTCTTTAATACCATCAATAGATGCTAAAATAAATACATCATTATCATCAATATAATCAAGCATTTCATCAGTAAGATGAGTCATATTTGTTGTAATACCAACCTGAGCATTATAATTCTTTTCATCAATATGATCAAGAATTGCTTTAACTACAGGCCAGTTTACCATTGGTTCGCCACCAAATAAATTATAAGTAAATCTTCCACTTGGAGTTGGAAGTTTATTATATGTCTTATCTACAATTTCAATTGCAGTTTCGACAGTCATATCTTTATTACCCTTTGATCTTTCAAAGCAGTAATCACAAGCTAAGTTACAACGATTTGTAATAATCATTGTAACAGAGTTTAATTCACTGTAAATTTCTTCAAAATTTTTCATTAAAATAAATCTCCTATATAGAAAAAATAAGAGCTCAATACATATTGAAATGTATTGAGCCCTGTATATTTTTCTATCTGATTGCAGAGCCTGTCATTTGCCAAGCATTATTACAATAGCAGTACCACATTTTTTCGCCAGTATGGAAGAATAATTCTTTATTATTTTCTGGATTGGAAGGATAAGACGCATCAATAGTGACACGAATGCCATTTACCCGTAATGCATTATCTGCAGTCAAAGCATGTGTTGCTTCATCTGCACGAGTTGCATGATCAGCTTCATCAGCATGGCCTGCACGGTCAGCACGAAGAGCTTTATTTGCTGTATCAGAATAAGACAAACCAGATGGTTGATCCTTCAAATCATTATAGGAACCAGAAGTTGCTACACGAGCAAGAGTTCCACGGAAAGAATCAAATGTAGTTTTGTCTAATTTCTTAGCAAGCAAAGTTGTTAAGTTGTTTAAGTCACCACCGATTTGGTCTTTGATAGGACCAAGTACATCAGCTAACTTACTATCAGTATAAGATTTAGAGTCGTCAAGGGATGCATTCCATTTAGTTCGTTCACTTGGAGTGATATGCATATCTTGGTTGTTAATATGAGCAGTCAAATCTTTTTGGGCTGCTTTACTTGTAATGATCTCTACTAAACTAGGAGCTAGTTCTTTGAGAGTGATCATATTCTCTTTATTAAACGTAGCCATAAGAGCCTCCTTATATGCGTTAATTTATATTAATCTAATGTTTCCGGTATATGCTTATATAGGTTCTACATTGTAATAATAAGGAGGTATACTATGGCAAAACGTATTGCTAAAACTATCACCAATCCAAAAGATATTGAATTCTTATTAAATATTACTGAAGAAGAAGGAACCAAATTATCTTTTATTATGGAAACTTTTGGTGACTTCAATGGTAAAGTAAGATTTAACACTTATGATACTTTTACAGTTCCAAAAGGAGCCTATGGCCCTGAAGGTAAAAAGAATAAAGAATCATTTTTAACAACAGTAGGAATTTGGGTTTTCAATAAAGTATTTATTGAAAATGAATTATTCGATCTCTATGGATATATCAATCAAAGTATTGATAAGAAGATGGTTGGTAAAATCACAGAAAAGATTGGATATGCTATTTTAGAAGAAAAATTACCATTATCTACATTGAAAGACTTTATCATGAAAACTCAAAAGTTCATGCCTTATGTATCAGTGTTGGCTAATGGATACTCTATGAAGCTCTTAACTATCACTCAAGTGATTAGTAAAGCTAAGAAAGGTCTAGTTAAGAAATATAGAAAAGAATTAGATGCAAAAGATCCAAATGTAGTTTTAAAAATTCAAGATGAATTACTTAAACTTGCCAAGGAAACTCTTAAAGATGATATTGCTCTAGATACATATAACTCTGGTGCTCGTGGTAGCTTTAATAATGACTTCAAAAATATGTTTATTATGAAGGGTATCACTAAGAATCCAGATCCAACTAAAGGCTATAATATAATTATGTCTAATTATATTGAAGGTATCGCTAAAGAAGAATATGCTGACTTTGCTAACTCTTTAGCAGAAGGTCCTTATTCTCGTTCTAATAAAACAGAAGTTGGTGGGTATTGGGAAAAGCTAATGCTTCCTGCATATCAACACGTTAAGGTTGGCCCTAAAGGATCTGATTGTGGAACTAAGCGTACAGTTAAAGTCCATCTAACAGATCAAAATATTAAAGAATATATGTATTGCTTTATCAAAGAAGGAAATAAGTTGGTAGAGCTTAATTCTGATAATAAAGACAAATATATTGGTAAAGATGTACAAATGCGATTCGCTTCTGTTTGTGAAGCTAAAGATGGTACAATCTGTAATCATTGTGCTGGTAATCTTTTCTATAAATTAGGAATTACTAATGTCGGAGCCGCAATGCCTCAAGTTGCATCTAAATTGAAATTGATTGCCATGAAGGCATTCCATGACTCTCAAGTTGTTATGACTAAGATGGATCCAGATAAAGCATTTGGATTTAAATAATAATTACATTAACAACAAATAAGTACGGTGTGAGAGATTGCGCACCTCGCATCGGGCCCTTTTGAGATGGGGCAGACATATATGTGCTTCTAACTTTTGGTGTAGTTAGATCCTTTACTTTGAAAAATGACCCATACTCTTTCATAGGGTATGGGTCATTATTCTA